AAGTGCCGTTTTCCCAAATATCTGTGCCACATAAAAATGTTTTGGAATCACAACAATCACAATTTTCTGCTAAAGAAAATGCATTGCAATATGGGCAATTTTTCCATATAACGCCCCCTTGAACAAGAGCGTCTGTGCGGGGTGTGGGTGTCATTTTAGATTTTTCCCCGTGTAGTAGTTGTAGATTAGATTAAATGCCTTCATCAATTCCTTGTCTCCTAACTCGGAGGGGTCTTTTTTAATGTGTTTATACCAACGCTTCATTTCGCTTATCACCACTGCGTTGATTTGAGATTCGGAAAACTCAATTTTCATTTAAGCTCATGTTTGATATTGCTCACGATCTCCCTGACGCGAGGCGCGGACAATCTGATCTCGTTAAGTCCATGACGGTCGGCAACCTTCAGGTTGAAGACAAGCAACGATTCGATTTGCTTAAGCAAGCTTGCGGCCTGCCTGTTGTCCGGTCTAGCCGCAAAGCGGGTGTCGTCGTAGGTGATTGATTCTCCAAAGGGCATATTGTTGTGTGGTTGGTTATTCTTTTTCGGGTTTTCGTTTTCTACGGGCGTAGTTGGTATAATCGCATTTGTCGGTCATTCCTCGCTTTTTCCAAAAGTATTCAATGCCACGGCGCACTTCGGAACTCAAGCGAATATATTGCTCGTTTTCCTCGTCGCCTCCAGTGGCGTGATATTCGTCTCGAAAGCGCGAGTCTTGGCTCATTTGATGGCATTCAGAACATACTCAAGGCGGCAAAGCAAGCAGTTCTCCCTGTCTTGCTCGTCATCCTGACCATGATTCATTCCCTCCGTGTTGGAGGCCACGATGGCAAGGGCCATGTAGCAGGCACCAAGAAGCTCAAACATCTCGGGAGCCTTGGCAAACAGCTTGCAGAATTTGATTGACTCTCCGACTGCCACGGAGTTGTCCATTGTGAAGACGATCTTGCCATCAGCGTCCACAACGGTGTCCGCGTCCTGACGGAGCGGGAACTGGAGAGGAACGCGAACTTTGTCTGTGTCGATACCGGCGGGGATGATAATGCTCATGATGTGTGCTGTGTGGGTTGTTTGATGTTGGTTTGGGTGTTGATGCGCTCTTCGGGGAACATTCTCCAACGAGCTTTTTCTGGGGTGAATCCAACGGCTTCCAGTCCTTTGAGGATTTCCTCATCGGTTGCTTCTTCCGCAGGAGTGTTGATGTAGGGGTCAAGGTGCGGCCAGCGTTTGCTGACTGATCGAATCGAAAAGTAATCCCACCAGACAATCTTTGCGATGATGCGCTTGATGCTGTCCGGTAGCAGTTCGATGTCCGCCGCCCACGCCTCCGGGCTCTTCTTGGAGAGTGATATGGCTTCCATTAGAATTTGAGCCTGTCGTTTATCAAGTCGTAGATTTCAGTGGATTTGCCACGCGAGATCAAGCTTTTAATTTTACGGAGCAATTCACGATACTCGGAGACTTGATCCACGAGATAGTCGCGGTCTTGAGTGACTAGGGCCAGCTCGGATTTGAGGGTGTCAATTTCAGGATTCATTTTTTTGCTTTGCCATTTCAGCTTTGGTGACCCGGATCGACTGCTGATACATGAACAGCTCGAACGATCCCTTGTCGTCCCTGAACCATCTTGCCAGAAGATCCAAATGATGCTCCCTCACCAATTTGCCGTAGCTGTGAATGCCGATAGCTAGGCTGATAAGACTGGCGAGAGCCCCGACCGTGATGACTAGAATTGCCATAGTATGCTTTGTTGAGTGTTTGGACTGCGATGTGGTAGCTGATGTGCCAAGGGTTCATTCAAGCTCCTTGTCGGCGATGATGGCGAGGCGCAGAAGTTCCTTCGTCATCTCCTCGGAGATCTCAAAGGACTTAAACATTTGCTCCTTCTCCATGATTTTGATTCCCACCGCGCAGAGAGTCTTCACGGTGCTGATGAGTTGTTTTGCTGTTTGCGTTTTCATTTAATGAGCGGGTGTTGTGCCGCTTGAGACGAGTCTTTCAGGTTTTCAAACCGAGTCAAACTTTTTTTCAAAAAAAAGAAGCCCCCCTCGGCAACCATTCCGAAAGGGGCTTCGGCGCAACCGCTGGTGTTTCTATAGGTGAACATGCAACCCGTTCTGGGCTCTCCCCAGACACCATGCCAGCGATCAGAAGTTTATGTCAGAGTCATCAACGGGTTGAGACTTTTTTTCGCGGGGAGGGCCAACCTTGATTGAAAGGAAGTCTTTCCCGGCCTTGCTGGTCTTCTCCCAAATGCTGATCTCGAAATCCTTTCCGTTCACGTTCAGTGGGCCGGAGAATTTAGGAGCCTTGGGGTTCGCATTGTTCAAGCGGAATGCGGCTCCGCTGTTGGTGTTGTCGTATGGCATTGTTTGTTTGTTTTGTTACCGCTCATCAAACCGAAGGTATTCCGGCTTGAATGAGAGAGGAATGCTACCACGCGCACAGGCACGGGCAAGTCTTATGTTCAAGAACCAATCGTCCCGCTGTTCAGAGTCTTGGGAGATTGTCAAGAACAAATCCGCGTCATGTTCGATGGCTCGGCTTTCGCGGCTGAAGCCATCGGCATTGAGCTGTGTCAAGGCAATAATCACGATTCCCAATTCCTTTGCCAAGGTCTTGAGCGTGCGGCTTGTCTCGGCCACTTGACGCTCCCTGCTGTCCTTGGTGTTTGTGGGCTCAAGGAGCTGGATGTAGTCAACCACGACCATCTTCACTTGATGCACCGTGACCATCCTGCGGATGGCGGCGCGAAGCTGGAGGCAGTTCATGTTGGACTCATCGCGGATCCAGATGGGGAGCTTGGATATGGCCGTCACCCCCCAATTGATTTTATTCATCAAGTCCTTATTCACCTCCCCTTCCTTGGACAGAAGGGAGATGTCGGCACCGGAAGCTGATGCGATTAGCCTGTCCATAAGTTCACCCCCGCTCATTTCAAGCGAAATGATGCCCACGGGATTGTTTCCTAGGTCGGCTGTCCTCATGGCCATATTGAGGGCCATTGCGGTCTTGCCGCCCTTTGTGGGCGCACCAATCACGACAAGCTGGCCGGAGCGCAAGCCTCCGGTGATCTCGTCGAATTTGGCAAACCCACTCGTGATCCCGATGAGCTTTCCCCGGTTCTTCACCATCTGGTCATATACATCCAGACGGGCCATTGCCACATCCTTCACACTCTCAATGCGAGAGGATGACTCGGAATCAGCGGCCATGGCTACCAATGCCCTTTGTATGGTCTCGCTCAACTCTCCCGACGATGCGGGATTGCTGGCCGTGGAGATGATCTTTTCGGCGGCGGCGATTGCCAGACGGGCAGTGTGCTTCTCCTTAAGGATCCCCAGATATTCCTTCCAGTTGTATGCGGTCGGCACAAAGGTATAAATCTCGCTGACGTATGCCGCTCCCCCCACCCTTTCAAGGTTGTCGAAAGACATCAAAGCCTCGGTGATCGTTACCAGATCGCAGTTTTTGCCCTCCGTCCAAATCTCCAAAGCCAGATTGAAAATGATCTGATGCGCGGGGTGAAAGAACAGCTTGGAAGAAACTCTGTCGGCCTCCTCCAAGATGTCCACGTTCTGAAGAACGGAGGAAAGGAAAGCCTTCTCCGCTTCCATAGAATGAGGAAGTGTCATTTCTTTTTAGCCTTCCTTGCCTTTGGTTCCTTCTCGCCTTGGAATGCCCACCAGACTCCAAGCTGGGCCTCGAACGTCTTCCAATACTTCTTGAGGTCTGGCCTCCACACCACTTCAAAGTCCCCCTCATCCTTCTTACCGATTCGGACAATGCAATGATTGGTGATCTTCTTGCCGGGATTGTTGTAGTGCCACAGCTCCGCATATCCGGCGCATTGCCTCCAATATGACTCGCTGATCTTCTTGCTGGTCTTGAAGTCAAAAAGAATATGCTCCCCCTCCTTGTTCTTCGCCACCAGATCAATCGTGCCCCCGTATTTGTGAAGATGGTTCACGAGTTGGACTTCGGTTTCCACCACCTCCAAGTTTTGCTCATCCCACCAATGCAGGAACTTGGTGTAGCAGACCAAAGCCTTGTCAATGTCCGCTTGATCGAAGTCCTCCAAATCGGCCACTTGATTGTTGAGCATACACTCAATCATGAAGTGGGCAATGGTTCCAATGTCGGCGGCGTTATCGCGCTCCTTACGATAGTCCTTGCCCTCCATCCCAAGGTTCCAAGCCCAATGAATAAGTGCTCCAGCGTCATCTCCGATCTTGCAGATTGTAGATCCGCCTGCCACTTGAGTCCCGTCATCCAGAAAGTATTTCTGGTGAGGCGCGTTCCTTACGAGTTTTACTTTTTCCATTGTTGTGCCGGGGCTGGTTGTAGCCCGTGCATCACCTATACGAAGATTCTAGTTGGTTCCGCAACACATAATTTTCCCACTCTTCAAAATTTTGTGATTGACTTCCGCTGGCGTTGCCCAATCCGTTCTGGGTGACGAAAAGCTCCACAAGCAATGAAAGGGCATCGGCCCTGT